TAATACATACCAAAAGATCAAGCGCTCAAACGCCGCGTTGTGCGCCCTGATCTGGCCGGTGTAGCTACGTACGCGCTCAGGGAATGGCTCAGACGGTATCCACGTCACCACGTCCTCATCGTCAAACGCATACGACATGCACAGCACATCGGTGCTTGCATCCTGCGCATAGTTGTACACGCCCTTGGCGCGTAGGTCGCACGTACTGCGTGTCTCGAAATCGCAGTAAAGAATTGTCATGCGCGGCCCCACCGAGTAGCCCGACCTTTATCTAAAGCGGCACGATTTTTTACTAAATCTCTAGCGCCATGCGCATATGCGTCTTTCATGTTTTCACTACGTGTGCCCCAACGTAAATTGATAAGGCGGTTATCAAAGGGTATTCCATTGATGTGTAAGCATTCATGTTTGATAGGCGCGGGGCCAACAAACGCAAGCAACACTAATTTGTGAACGCATTGGCTGTTAAGTCTGCCTAACGCAACGCTAAGATGACCGCCGGGCATTCGACCGGGGCGAAGTATGTGGCCATCACGCGACCGTCTAAACGACTTTACGTTGCCTTGATCGCTGACATCGTACCGACCTTCATAGCCGGGAATTGGCTTCCAATTTTCCATATAGACCAATAAAAAAGCCCTAGACTGCATTCTCACCGTAAGGTGTTGGCGGACTCGCAAGGTGCGAGCAGAATGCAGACTAGGGCTTACCTTGAATGTGCCGCCAAGCACAGCCCTATCATACACTTTCCAAAGCCCCCTGTCACGGGGCTTCAGAAAGTTAAGCGCTACGGCGACGACGTGCAGGCGCTTTGGCAGCTTCCTGTTCGGCAGTTGGCCATGCTGGCTCGTCTGCTTTGGGCGCCTCACCATCCATGCTCACCCATTCGACAACCTCAAACACTGGCGTGTAAATCTTGCCGTAGGATTTGTGGGCGTAGTGGTCTTTCTTCAGGCGCACGACTGGCACTGGCTTGGTCTGGTCTTTCTCGACCTGCTCGGCCAACGCCACAGCCAAGGTCTGAACCGCACGCTTACCGCCCACTGACGTGGTGGTGAAGCGCGCTTCCATGCCCTTGTCTTCGCCCGTCAAGCACTTGATGGACATGCCGACCTGAGTCTCCCAGCCCTTCTTGGCTTGGGGCGGTGCCTCATCCAACTCAGGCAATGGGTTGCTCACGCTTGTCATCTTCTCGCCCAGCACTTCGCCATCGCCCCAAGCGATGAAACCATGCACGAATGAGAAAGGGTTGACAGCCCAGACAGCGTCGTCTTCGACTTCGGTTTGATCTGCGCCAAAGACCCAGTGGCCAGTCTTGTCCATCTTGATGATGACAACCCCAGACGGGCCAACTTCGGCTTGGATCGAACGCAAAGCGCTGGACAAGGTAGAAACTGCGGGTAGATTAGCTTGAGAGAAGGTTACTAAATTTGACATGATTTTCCTTACTGTAGTTTAGAAAGGGCAGCAGAAAGTTGCTTGCCCAAGAGCATCACCTCGGGTCGTGGATCATCCACGCTTGCCAAAGTGTTACCTGACGAGATGGCGACCACGAGGTCTTCCGGTAGGCCGATCTTGCGCTTTTTGAGCGCCTTTTCGGCCTTGGCGGGGGAGACGACAGTTGTCTCCATCACTTCAGATTCTGTGAGGCCATACGCGAACAAAGCAATTTTTGCTTTTTCATCGTCTGACCATGACCGGATGGCACGCTTGGCCACCAGTTTGTATTCGGGTAACTTGGCGCCTGACTCAAGCATCTGCAATGCCAAAGCGCGCAAGTCTTTGATCCATTCCTCAAGCATGTCAGCGTTTTTAAGATACGTGCTAATCTGCTCGGCCGGCAATGCTTCGATCTGCACCTTCAATGCGCGGTCAACTGCGCCGGTCATCTTAGGGCAAATAGGCTTGGCCGCGCACCATTTGCAATGATCGCCCACCGCCAGCTTGGCGTCGGGCTTCTCAGCCTGCTTAACGGCCTGCACCAGTTCCAATTCAAACTTGGCGATGCGCTCAGGCGTTGTCACCCAGCGGCGCACTTCAGGGGGTTGCACAATGACGCATTCAATCTCAGTGACGCCTTCAAAAGCCCACTGCGCATCTGGCGTGCGCATAGCAGCCGCCGCGTAGAACATCAGTTGCGGGTTTTCCTCAACGTCAACCATAACGCCGTCACCAAATTTCCAATCCAATACAACGGCACGATTGCCAAGACGACCGATAAGATCAGTAGACCCAAAGACGCCGTCAAGCAAGTCACCAAAATTGACGTGTGTCTCGGCCTCAATTTCCATGACTCGTTGTGGGTCGATTGCATCAAGCGCCTCCAGTGCTGGTTTGATTTTATTATCAATCAATTCTTGCGTCAGGACTTGATCTTCGTAACGTGCGCCAAGGTAATGCTCAGGGGCTTCGTCGCCCATGATGAGTTCGGCCATGACGTTGTGTAGGAGTGTGCCTTCGTCAGCGTATTTGCTGGAAGGTCTTGGCGGCATTTTCTGCACTAGCGCCACACTGCCGGGGCAGTTGATCACGCGCTTGGCTGTAGAGCCGCCGACGATATTTGAGTGAAGCATACTTTCCTTTATTGAATTGAACTTGAATGTTAGCACAGAAATAATTGTTGTGCAAATCTTTTTTACATGTATACTTCACGACCATGAGAGAAAAAGAAGTTGAAGTTTATTTTGACTGGGCGGTGCAACGCATCGGTGGCCGGACTTGGAAGTTTACATCTCCCGGACGCAAAGGTGTAGCAGATCGCATTGCGTGTTTACCCGATGGCCAGACGTGGTTTGTGGAATTGAAAACCAAAGGCGGCAGATTGAGTGAACTGCAAAAACTATTTCAGACAGAGATGGCGCTATTGCGTCAGAACTACACATGTTTGTGGACTAAGGAACAAGTTGATGGTTTCATTACGACCGTATCAAGAGACAGCCGCTGACTTTCTCTTTGAGCATGACCGCGCCATGATCTTGGCGCCAGTCGGTGCGGGTAAGACTGCCATCACTCTGACGGCTATGTGGGAAATGATCCGCGACGGGCATGTGAAGCGCTGGCTGGTGCTGGCGCCCAAGCGCGTCTGTACCGACGTGTGGCCAGTCGAGCGCCCCAAGTGGGCAGATCGCATCAACATGGCTTTGTGCGTTGGCACACCTAAGCAACGCTTAGACGCCCTTAAAAGCAACGCCCAAGTGGTCGTGACCAACTACGACAACTTGCAGTGGCTGGCCGAACAAAAATTAAATTTTGACGGCGTGGTGTTTGACGAACTGACCAGATTAAAGAACCCCAGCGGCACACGCTTCAAAGCATTTCTTAAAGTTGTTGACCCCATGACAACGCGCTGGGGCTTGACCGGCTCGTTTACCAGCAACGGCCTTGAGGATGTGTTTGGCCAGTGCAAGATCGTTGACCAGTCATTGCTTGGCCGCAGCAAAGGCGCGTTCATGCAGCAATACTTTGTGCTGATCAATAAGGAGTTTGGCGAATGGTCGCCGCGTGTTGGGTCGCTTGAGAAGGTAATGAACGTGATCAAGCCTGCCACATTTGTCTTGGAGGCAGGTGAGTATAAGGACAAGTTACCGCCTTTGCATACTGTTGAGTTGGCCTGCACCATGGATCTGACGCCGTACAACACCATGAAGAAAGACTTTGTGCTGGAAGGTATCACAGCCGTCAACGCCGCCGTTGTCACGGGCAAGCTACAACAACTGGCGTCAGGTTTTGTTTACGACACGACGACCACGCCGTCAGAGTCGCCGGGCAAATTCACATCTACGCAAAAGCCTGTCTGGTACAGCATGCACAAATTTGAACGGCTAGAGGAGTTATTGGATGAGAACCAGCACGCTAACACCATTGTGGTTTACAACTACCAAGAAGAACTGGCCGAACTCAAGCGACGATTTAACGTCACCACGCTCGATGACGCCAATGCTATTGAGCGCTGGAACGCCGGCAAGATTCGACTATTGGCCGTGCATCCGAAATCAGCAGGTCACGGGCTTAACTTGCAGCATGGGGGCTGTCACATGGTCTTTTTGTCCCTGCCGTGGAGTCTCGAACTTTACGAGCAAACCATCGGACGTCTGCACCGATCCGGCCAAGAGCATCCCGTCTGGTGTTACGTGATGCTGACCAGCAAAACGGTCGATGAAAAAATTTGGGTCGCCTTGCATGACAAGCGCGCTATATCGGACATTGCAATGGAGGAACTGAAATGAGTGAACAAGATTATCTGCGGCTGGTTGAGAAGTTGGCCAGCGAATTGGTCAGGGCGTTTAACAGCAGCCTTGACTACAACGCGTGGGACAAAGCGCTGGACGCGCTAGAAGCCGTGCTGAAGGACAAACCATGACGTGGCCATTCCCACCATTTCCAAACCCTAAGGACAAGGGCACCAACGTACCCAAGTTCAACCCTGACAACTATGAGGACGCACCAAGATGACTAAAGACGAAGCCTTGGCACAGACAGAGCAAGATGGGGAGTGCAAACACTGCACAGATGGTTGCCCCGCTTGTGACGCTAGGAAATTGCCAGAGCAAGAGCCTGTGGCGTGGGCAAAATTCAGCGCAAAAGGCAACATCATTGACCTGTTAAGCGAGCCTGATGATGACTACACGCCTCTATACACCACCCCACCACAGCGCACATGGGTTGGGCTGACAGATAAAGAAATGCAAAGCATTGCTTTTGAATCAGCAGATGCGTTGTCAGCAGTTTTTGTTGCAGAAGCCAAATTGAAAGCAAAAAATGAAACGAATTGACCAATGGAAATCCAAACTCAAGGTGGCCCATGCAGAACGGCGCATACGCGACCGAGAGGCCAACGCCGCCGTGCGGGCGCTTATGCGCGTGCGGGCAACAATTATTGAACTGGAGAGAAAAATTGACAAACACTTGGCGAAGCCTTAACAGCCAACTCAGCAGGATGAGCGAAGAAGACGTTCTCAGACTGCTCAACGAGGAACGTGTGGGCGCTAAACGCGTCAGCATGCTTGAGCGCCTTCACCAGCGCTATAACACCCTGCGCGTAGCGAGGGAGAGACTAGAACTATTAAAAGGAGCAACACAATGATCAACTGGACACCACCAGAAGGCACCAAAGTGACTTACCCAAGCAAGAGTCTGCAAGACCGTGCATTTAATTATCAGCGCGGCTCAGACGTGCAGGCGCTCTGGCGTGAGCATGGCTGGACACCGCCCAGCGAAGGCATGACACCGCCGCCACCTGAGAAAGCGTTTGAACTTAGGAGAGTCAGGTAAATGCCGCGCCCCAAACCACCTGAACCCCTAAAAGTGAGACAAGTGCGAATGTCTGACAGACAATGGATGATATTTAACGAACTTGGTAATGCCGAATGGTTGCGCAAACAACTGGACAAAAACGCCAAGATGCCGGCCAAGTATTACTCCACGTTTTTAAAGAAAGAAACCAATGATTAAACAAAGCGGCTGGCGCAAGCGGCAAATTCAGATGCCCAAGTTTGACATTTGGGAACGCGAGACGTTAGTCGACTTTGCCGGCGAGTGCTACGTCAAACTGTGCGAACAGGACGACATTATTCAGCAGTTGCAATGCGACCTGAAGACCGCCATAGAGGCGTACCGAGCGCTAGTTAAGGAATAGGCGGCGCTCGTCTATGCGGCGGTTTTGCAAGCCTCTGAGAACCTTGCCAGCCGCCATGCAATACTTCAGAAGTTCTTCGGCAGCGCCCTCTTTATCGCCCCGAAGCAACTTCTGACGAAGCGTCGAACGCTGGAGTGTTCCCAGACCGACGTTAAAACTAAAAGACACAAGGCCATCAAACATACCTTGCGTAAGGGGTACTGGGCAGAAGCGCTCCACACCTCGCTCAAAACGGTCAAGATCAGCCCGGAGAATTCCATCTACTTCTTCTTTGGTAAACGTCCGGCTATCTTCAGGATGAAGCGCGTAAGCGCCCCTTTCAGCCAATAGTATTTTGATTTGATTCGGATAAAGAACATGGCCAACTCCTATTGTCCACAGCTTTGCTGGGCACTGGTACGGTTTAAATCGAACACCCTCATGGTGCTTGATCATCTCAATGGCTTTGGGCGAGACATTCATTTGCCAAACGCCCGGCCACCGAAGTGGAACGCTATGATGGACGCAAACAGTGCCTGCGTTTCAGAGTCCCACAGCATTTCTAGCAGGTCATTAAATGGGACAGACATATAGTATCCATACCAAAAGCCCCCAATATCCACAAAGACTAATAGCAAGAAAAATCCATAGGTAATAACAGGTCGCACACTCGCTCTGAGGTTTTTCATCCATGTTGACGTCCCTTCATTCAAACTGGTGTCGTGCGCGTAGATGGCCTGCATCTCTGCCTGCTGGGCGCCGATGATGGCCTGACTGGTGGCCGCCGCGCTTTCAGTCTCTAACTGCTCAGTGCGGATATGCTCGATGCGCTCTTGCGCCTCAAAGCCAGCTTTGCGCAGTTCCAACTCGCGCTCAATCTGCATCCGCGCCAGCGCCAACTCGTGCATCTTGTCAGACCGGTCTTGGAAGAACTCCAGCAGCTTAGGCAGGCCGCCCATCAAAAAAGAGATCAGGGTTGAGAGTAGGGTCAGCATTTTTTGTCCTCGTTTTGCATTAGTTTGATACCAGACAGGAAGCCGATCATGCCGCCGATAAGAGTAGAAAACGCGGGTGAAATCATCTTGAAGATCTCTGCGTTGTCCACTTCCTTGGCCCACAAGCCCAACATAAAAGCGATTACCATGGCCAACACGGAAAGACACAGCGTTGTGCTGACCATGAGCGTGACGTACAGCGTCAGTTTGTCTTTAACGTCTGATGAGGGTTTTTTGGTCATACAAGTAGGTCAATCTCACGTTTAAGGTTAACAATTTGAATGTCTAGCGTTATCTGACGCATCCGGTACGCATAAATCTCGTACTCGTACTGGTGGAACTTCTTTACCGTATTGTCAATTTTTGCTTGTAAATCCCGTTCGGCGTTTTGTTTTTCTACTTTCTTGATAAAGACTTCCTGTTGCACCAAGCCTTTGGGTTGCACGACGGGATACCACTTGTCGTAACTGACTTTCATTTCTTTTCTCGATCAAGTGCATCTTTGTATCCATGCAAAATTAACGATCTGGTTTCCGCCGAATCTGCCGTACCCGCCCATGCAGGTAAATTGTTCCAGATCACCACATAATCTTCTGACTTGCAATATGGCGCGTTGTTCTTGAGCCAAGCAATCATTTGCTGATGTCGCTCGGACGGGTTGTGGACTGTAAAACCAATTCCATAGAACTCGCGCACATGACAGCCATTCTTGGCTACGGCTCCGACTAGCCCTAACAGCAGTAAGAGTAGAAGCCAGCGCATTCATTTGTCTACTTTGTTGTCCAGTTTGTCAAATATCTTGCCAAGCATTTCTTTAACGTCGCGCATGTCAGCGCGGTAGTCGTCGCGGCTAACGTAGTTCAAAGGCATGGCCCGCACGTCGGTGTCAAGACGCTCAAGCGATCTGTAGATGTTGTTGAGTATCCAACCACCTAAGAACCCCGCCAGACTGACTGCAATGTTGAATAGAACTTGAGAGTCCATTATTTGTTGGCCATTCCGGTTAAGTCAATTCGAGTGACCAAAGCGTTTTGAATCTCTTGTTCAGGCGTCAGCGCGTTACGTTGGAATGCGCGGGTCTTTGGGCCTTGGCCGCCACGCTTAACTGGGCGTGAGCCAAGCGTGTCTTGAAGCTGTTCAACCAAATCCATCATTTGTTCACGTTTGATCAACGCGTCTTGGCGTAGGCGGTCATTGGCGGCGCGGGCAGCAATGTCTTCAAACAAAGCGGCTTTTTGACGGGCTTTGGCTACTAATTCTTCCGAAAGTTTTACGTCAGTCATGCGACGCACAATTTCTTTATCAGACAACTTGGCAAACTCTGGCGCCGCTTCAGCCAGATCAGCTTTAGCTTTGCTCCATGCAATCTTTTCTTCGGCTGTCATGTCAAACGCTTTGTTAACGCCGCGCTCAAATGTTGTCTCACCTTCACGTTTTGTGATCCGCGTGTAGGGCTGCGCGCCCGTCTTAGGCGATATTGTTTGCGTCTTAAATGTGGTGCTTGGCTGTTCAATTACTTGGCCAGACATTTTGGCAACAGCAGATTCCAACGCGGACGGCAACACGCCGCCAGCGCCCGCAACCGGCGCAGGAACGAGATTACCCGCCGCATCAAGTACAAAATCAACGCCGCCTCGCGTTGGCTGACGTGCAGCGGCTTCTGCGGCGGCTTGTTGTGCTTCAGCCTGTTGGCCCAACGTGCGGGACATAGCGGCTGCACGGGCGCGTTCAGTTGCTATGCCACCCATGGTGCTTTCAGCAGACGGTCTTGGCAACGCATTAAGCATGTTAGGTGCGCTAGGCGTAACTTGTGGGCCGTATTGATTGGGTTGTACTATAAAATTAGGCGACTCAAAAGTTTGTTGAGCAAAGTTATACGGCACCATTTGATTGGGCGCGTAATTGATCGTTGCTGGGTTGTCGCCCATAGGCACAGGGCGATAGTCGGTAGGCATTGCATTAGCGCGTTGATACGCTGGTGTTGCCATTCGTTTGGCCATCACGCCGCTAGCCGCGCTACCAATCCCAATACCTGCGGCGGTTCCCGCTACCACGCCGCCGGGGCCAAAAGGAACGCCTAAAGCGCCGCCAATAGCACCGCCAGCACCGCCTCGGGTAATACGCGGCAAACCTTTAACTTCCGCAGGCGTCAAGGTAAAGTAGTCAGGAAACATTGACGCGGCTTTGGCAATGTCTGCGTTAAGCCCGGTCATCCCGCCTTTACGTTCTTCGTATATTTTGGCGTATACCTGCGGATCAATTTTTTGTTGGCCGTAATTGATAGCGCGTTCATGCTCGTATATTTGCGCAACCCTTGTTCGTGCGGCTCTAAGGTCACCCAATACTTTTGGGTTAGGCGCGTTAGCGTCAATTACGTTTTCAAGGATGTTTGCAATTGACATTTGCGCGTCGGCTTTAGCAATAGCCAACGGGTCAGGGTTAACTTTTTGTGCGCGGTACGTCGTTTGTGCATCTCTGCGCAAAGAACGAATATCGTCTAATACAGCCGCGCCACTACGCCCAACAGCCACAGGCCCGCCGCCTACGCCAGAGAAAGCGCCGCTTGTGGTCTGTTGCAACTTGGTTAGCGCGTCATCTATTACGCCGTTAATGGCCGCAGTTTTTGCGTCGCCGCCAATAGGCGCTTGTTTTTTCAAGGCTTCTAGCGCGTCAATAGATTCTTTGGGTGTAACCAGCGAATCCATCTTACGGATAACTTCGTATGGCTTGCTGGCTTCATCAACCGCCCGCGTGATTGGGCTGTCAATGTTTAATTTTCCAGTTAGTTCATCTACCTCAGGTACAAGTTTTTCATTTGGTTTTATACCAAGGTCTTTACGAACTTTTTCAGTTACCGCAATTTCGTTATTTTTGGCTAACCGCTGTTCAAGTTCAGGGCCAACCAATTTGCCTTTAATGACGTTAGCTTTTGTTGGGTTAGAAATGGCGGGTGGAATTGCCCCGCCAATTCGTTGTGCCGCTTGCGCCGCGTCAATCATTGGCGCGTTAGCATAACTTTGCTCAACACGTGTCTGCTGTAGTTTGTCTGCGCGGGCGGCGATAGGCGCGCGAGCAGTGTCGGCAGTGGCTCGCAACGCGGGGGCCATACTGCGCTGAAGGTCGCCCAATACATTTAAAGGAACACCTTGTAGGCCAGTGCTGGCTAACGCGTTGCCAATGCTTTCTACTTGGCCTTGGGCAGTTGGGCTTATAGCTGGCTGAAAGAATTGTTGCACTTTACGACCAACAGCTTCGCCGGCTTTGATGCCTTCTTGCGTGCCGTACTTGCCGCTAAAAAGCGTACCGCCAATTTTTGCCGCTTCAACAATAGGCGCGGAAATGGCGCTAGTGCCCAAAGCGACTGCTGTTTCAATAGGCGCCATTAACGCTTCGGGTAATGGGCCGCCGTATCTTTTTACGGGTGCTTCTGGTGCAGCAGGTACAGGGCCGCCGTAGCCGGGGATTTGGCTGGCCAACCCACCGCCGCGTCGCCCAACAGGCATACCGTTAGACGGCGCCGTTTGCATTTGACGAATAGCGTCTGCAAATGCTTTGGCATCATCTGCGTTCCCCGCAGCATCAGCCTTGACCAACGCTGCGCTGAGTTGTTCAAGTGTGGCCATAATTATTTTTCGTATTTTTTGAGAAGGGCGTCAATGTTAGGTGCAACAGCAGCAGGCGTTTTGCCGGGCTTTGGCAATGTACCACTGCCTTTAACGTATGCGTTTTCAATATCATCAATAATACGCAGCGCTGCTTCAACTGATTGTCCGGGATCAGAAATAGACCTTAACATGGTTTGCAGTTCCACGTTGGAGTCTAAGGATCTTGACGACATTCCAGTAGCATTTTTAATTGAAGACACCAATCGTTGACGGGCGCTGTTAATGACGTCACGTTCAACTTGCTCTGGGCTACCGCCAGCGCGTCCCATTGCTTGACCTACACCGCTTGCGGCAGTCGCGGACATAAGATTAGACACAACATTACGCTCTGTACTTGGAATAGCGCGGAGGCGATCAAGTTCTGCAAACGAAGAACGCAAATTATCTAAATCATTTGCAAGTTGTGATTTGCCTTCTTCAGCCTTATTGACGCGCAATGCGGCGCCCGGTTCTTTACCGCCTACGCCAATAACACCCGGCGAACCAACGCCGCCACCTTGATAACGGCGAGCGTCAACAGAAATCATTTGATTTGGGTTAGTAGGGTCAACAATTTGCGTAATAGTTGGCGCAACAGGCTGTGCTGGTGGCCGGCTTTGCCGTGCAATTTCTATTTTTTGCGCTTGCACGTTAGCAGGCAAAGGCACATCTGCGTAAGTTCCCCTAGATACAGGCGCGCCGCCAAGGCCGGGTACTTGCAATAATTGAGTTTGACCACCTTGATTAACAGTTACGTTAGAAGGCTTGTTCAACTCCATAAATTTTTCAGTGCCCAACTTAGATTCGTTAACTAGTTGAGCAAACGCCGCAGGGCCTTGTTGAAGGGCTTGCATAATACGCCCTCGTGCTTGATCAGCGGTAACGCCTCTAGCCGCCAACATGGGGCCAAGAATAGGGTCTTTATGGTTAGATTCATGCCAAGCAATGTACTGTTCTGGTGTTGTTACATTTTCCAAAAATTGACGTGATTGTTTTAATTTGGCGTCGACTAAATTAGTTTGTTCAGCGGCTAATTTAGTTGGTTGTGCTGTTACTTCACCTCTCAACTTTTCCGTTTCAAGTTTTTGTTTTTGTAATTCGCCTAATGATTTCTCAAGGCTAGGCAACTTAGACCCAAAACCGCCCGTAGACAAAGTTTTGCGCAAAGCATTAATGTCAATTTCGCCAGTTTGTGGGTTATATGCTGATTGATACGCTTGATTCAACGCATTAATTGACTCTTGCTCCCGTTGAGCGCCAGTCAATTGAAATTGTGCTAAAGCGTTTTGATTTTGTGCGTTCTGGATGGCGGCAATCTGACCGTATTGTGCCAAAGGGTTTTGCAACTCAATACCGCGCACGCCCATTGCAATGTTTGGGTTAACTGGCATTATGGATTACCTCCCATAGTTCCAAAGTAAGGGTTCATCACAAGGTCAGCGTTAGCCCCGCCAGTGTTAAATCCACCTGCGCCACCACGGTTTTGCAGCATGCCTAACATGTTCTGGCCTTGCGTGTAGTTCAAATATTGGTTCAAGCCGCCAGTCAGTGCATTAGCGCCGCCAACATAGCCAGATGCCCGCGCTTGGGCGGCGTTAGAAAGCCCTGCGGCTTGGTTCTGGCCCATTACGCCCGCTGCGTTAGTTAGTGTATTGGCCGCTGTTTGGCCGGCGCCCATCAAACTTTGCAAAGGTTGCAACTGGTTAGCGCGGTTGGTCTGGTAGCGATTGAAAGCGTTTTGAAATTCTTGCGAACCCATGTCTTGACCGTAGCGCTGGGCGGCCTTTAAAGCCCCGCCGCTGATCAAACCACCACGGGCGGCTGCTTGGCGATCAAGCGCTTTCTGGCCTTCGGCCAATCTAAAAGCGTAGCCGGGGTCTTGCTGGAAATCTTGCATACCAAAGTCTCTGGTATACCTGCCAAAGTCACCACCCTCTGTACCGCCGGGCAAGCCAAAGTATGTTAGCAATCTATTCTGCGCCGCCATGCCGCCTTGACGGAACGGTTCTTGAAGCCTGTTTTGTTCGGCAAACATGCGTTCTTGCGCTGCGGTGCCTTGTTCAGCGGCACGCGCTTGAACGTCAGCCGCTTTACCTGCGGCTCTTGACCCAATTAAAGAACTTGCAAGCGTTGCGCCGCCTGCAATCATTGCTGCTGTAATGAAACTCATAGTGCCGCCTCAATTTCTTGATGTTTGACCTTGTTTCCGATGGCAAACATCGAATTGGGGTCGTCTTCAACTAGTTCAGATTCTACTTCTTCTACCGTGTTGGAATCAACTCGGTGAAACGTCATACACAGCGCGTCTGTCTCTGCATAGACAGCGCGCTTGGTGCCGGGTTTGCTGCACAGCAACATGGGGCCGGTATAGGTTTGCACGCCATCATCTGACGTAACGCTTACTGTGCCAGATACGATCATATAAAAGTGTTCCTTTTTATGAACCTTACCTACGATTAGACAGCCCGCAGGGCGCCAGACTTGTCTGCAATACATGCCGCCATGGAACACATGTTCTGTCGGCGGCTCATACTGCGGGTGCTTTGACACTTCTACCTGCAAAGCCTCCACACGCTCCCGAAGTTCAAACCCTTTACCGTAGGTTACTTGCATTACATCGCCGCAATCACAAAGGCTAACAATTCTTCGTAGCGTACACCAAGAGTGGTCACGTCGTCCACAGTATCCGAGCAGAACACGCCATAGTCGCTGGCGTTTAAACCTTCAGCCGCAAAAGCCGCCTGCACGTCTTGCGCCATGACGCCGATGTGTTTGCGTGCGCCTGCGCCCTTGGCCGCCACGGCGTCTTTGAACTTGAACGTCTTGAACAAGCTTTTGATGCGTCTGGCCACGGCCAACTCAGCGGCGGTTAGGTCAACGATCTCAGTTTTCTGAGTTGCGTCAGACGTGTTGATCGTGCCTGTTGTGGCGTACACGGTAGTCCAGCGGAAGCCAGAAGTGCCGCACGACATGGTGTTGTCTATGCTAGAACTGAATGAGCCGCTGCCGTTGACAAACACGCCTTGGCCAGAACTGTTGCCGATGGCCACCAAACTGCTTGATGAGTTGAGCGTGTAGCTGCTGGTTGACAAAGTTGCACCAGACAAGTTGGCCGCAGTTGAGGCGCTGGTTGCAGTTGCCGCTGTTGTGGCACTTGACGCAGAACCGGCAGACGTGGCAAAAGTTGCCGTTGCGGCGTTGCCCGTGGTGTTCTGATTAAATGTCGGCCAAGTAAATGAGCCAGAACTAAAATTACCGCTAGAAGGCGTGCCCAATGCGCCGCCAGACGCTATTGGTGTAAACCCTAACGCGCCTGTGACGTCGCCACTGGTCAACGTAACTGCGCCGGTGCGGGAATTGAATGAAGACACGCCTGCCGAAGTAGGTGCTACCCAAGTGCCGTCATTGCGCAAGAACAATGAAGTGTTGCCAGTTGGCGCGGTGATGGAGTAACCGTTCCAGATAAACTGGTTTTTCAGATAGATGGTTTTCCAAGTAAAACCAGACGCGCCCAAGTTGATGGTGTCGTCAGCCGCAGGGATCAGCGACGTAAAACCGCCACCCGTAAACACGGCCACATAGCTGGTCGAGTTACCAAGCACGCCAACAGCAGTTGTTGACAAGATGCCGGGGTAGCTACTGCCAGTCACCAAACCAACGGTCAGATTGTTGATTGTCTGGTTTGCGGTAAACGTGTTGGCCACGCCGGGGTTAACGGGCGTGTAGCCCAACGCGCTGGTTACATCTGTGTTGAGTAAGGTAATTGCGCCAGTACGGGTGTTAAACGACGATACGCCGCCACCAGCCGCAGGTGGGACTTCCCATGAACCGTCATTGCGCAAGAACTTAGTTGTGTCGCCAGTTGGCTGAACAATACCGTAGCCGTTCCATGTGAACGTATTGCTTAAAAAGAAACCGTTCCAGCGCTTTGTAGCACCGCCCAACACCAAAGCATTTGCCGCACTACTGTCTGCGCTAGGTTGAAAGTTGTTCAAGTTAAAGTCAATGGCGCGGGGTGTTGCTGCTGTACCGTTGTTGGTCAGGTACATTGTGCCGTCGTATGTGGCTACACCCATTGGGCCGCCAGGAGCCGCACCGCCCACACCAATACCGTTACCCGCCGCTGTCTGACCAAACACGCCGTTGAGCGTGGTGATGTTGCCAGCCGCAGTAACTTGTGCCAAGGTTGGCGTTACACCACCAGAGCCGTTAGCCGCCGCTGTAATACGGCCTTGAGCGTCAACAGTGATGTTGGCTGACGTGTACACGCCAGCAGTCACGGTGGTGTTGTTCAAGCTGATCGTGCCAGACGTAGTGATCGTGCCGCCGTTTAAGCCAGTGCCTGCTGTAATGCTTGTGACCGTACCAGAGCCAGAGCCAGATGGCGTAGCCCATGTGCCGTCGTTGCGCAGGAAAGTGGTGGTTGAGCCGGTAGGCGCAGGGATCGCGTAAGCGTTCCAAGTAAAGGCATTCTTTAAGTAAAAGCCGTTCCAGTTGTTTGACGCGCCGCCCAAAGTTAACGCAGTGGCGGCGCTTGAGTCAACAGCAGGCTGGAAGTTAGCGCCGTTGAAATCAACTGCGTAAGTGGTCGCCAAAGCCGCAGTGTTGGCCAAATACAAACGAGAAGCGTAAGAGCCAATGCCCGCAAAGGGTACGCCACCATAAGTGTTAGTGCCAATGACAATACCGGTGGTTGTGCCGTTGCCGCCAAAGATACCGTTAAGCGTTGAAGTGTTGCCAGCAGTCAGGACAGACTGCAATGTGCCGCCACCACCACCACCGCCGATGGGCGTGCCGGACAAGTCAGCGTAGACAGACGCCTCGACAATTCCTTCAAAACGGTTAGGCGCGCCTTGCTTGTATTTGTCTACACTGCTGTAGTACGTGCAACCGACCATGGCCAACTTGAAGTCGCCCGCCACGTTGTTGATTGTTGGGCGAAGGGCAGATGGCGTATAACCTGACAAGCCAGCAAAGCCAACTGCTTCCATCGTAATCGGGAATGCATAGCTAGACAGTGAAGCGGCCAAATAAATTTGTTGCTGTGGGTAGCTGGTGCCAAGCGCTGTAAAGCTACAGCCGTTCAATACGCCATTGATGCCGGGGCGTGAGACAGTTTGCTGAACTTGGAATTGCGCTTGACCGCCGTTGCCTTCAAAATACACACCGCTGATAGTAAAACCGCTGGCAGACTGCTGGGCTACTTTGCCGCCCACGTCAACCAAAGCCAAGCCCCACTTAGCGCTGGACAAGTCAGTCCCTGCACCGTTGGCTTCAATAGAGCCGCCGGTGTAGTTAAACGTGCCTGCACCAATGACCTTGCCGCCATAGGAGTCGTTGTTGCCAACAGTACAGTTGGACATGGTAATCGCGTTGGGTTCTGAATAAAAGCCAAACGCTGCGTTAGGCTCAAAGTAGAAGCCGCCGTCGTTAAAGCGAATGACCAAGTCATTGAACGTAGAAGACAGGCAATTGACGCCATACAAACCGGTTGACCAGCCAGCCAAATAGACGTTGTCAATCGTGACAAACGCAATGTCTTTCAGCGCAATGCCTAGTTTGTTCTTTTGGTAGCCGTACAGTGTAAAGTCTTGGAACAAACAGTAACCTGCGGGCTGCGCGTCATATCCAACAACTTCAATACCGTTAGCGTTAGCCGTTTGGTAAATGGTCGTTGCGGCCATGCCGTCGCCAGACATGGAAGGGCGCTTGATGGGGTCTACCAAGCTGCTGTTCATTGAGAACACCAGCGCGGCTGAGATTTTATATGTGCCTGCGGGCAGATAGACGTTGCCGCCGTAAGTGCAGGCCAAGTTGATGGCCGCTTGGATAGCTGACGTGTCGTCTGTTGTGCCGTCGCCCTTAGCGCCAAAGTCTTTGACCGACACCAAGTCTTGCATTTTGTTGTTTAAAGTCTTGCCAACTGCGCCGGGCATGATGCCCAAAGAGTAAGTTTGTTTAAACCCAATCAAAGCGTCGCCAAGCGTAATGTCAGACTGGTTAGCCAGTTGCGCGGCCAACGTGTTGGCGTTGCTGATGCCGGGGATGTTATCCCATGAGCCAATCTGCACCTCGTTGGCATCTTCCAAAATGAACTTGTACAGATCACCTGCTTCAAGCCAGACTTCTTCTTCCACACGTCCGGCTGCGTTCAAAACGATAGGGTTGCTGTTGGCGGTTAAGCCAGTAGCAGATGTGTAGGTGGGGGCCGCAGTCGTTGTGCCAGCGGCGTAGGTGTAGATTAAACCGCCTGCCAATGGCACGCCGTTGTCGTCAAAGAATTGCGCGCCAGCGCCTGCAAATAGGGAAATGTCGACGGTCATTTTCGTTCCTTAAACAATGCTCGTAATGA